AAAAGCGCGGTATTCTAGCCACTAAATCCGATCCTTGTACGCAAGATATTTGAGTATCTAAAGTCTTCATAGGGCGCTTAAATCCTTTAAAAAAGGTATTAGGCTTACCAAAAGTAATAACATTTAGATTGTTATGCTTCTTCCATATCTTTGCGGCAGATAGTTCGGCCAACGCACCACCCAAAGAATGTCCACAGATAAGCGTTCTCTTATCAAAATCTATATGTTTCTTGATTTTATTCCAAACTGACACATGAGCCGCTGTGAAGCCGCCATGACACATTCTACCCGCATAGGGTACTGGCACTACCAAAGCGTCAGTAATCCAGTCTAATCCGTCCTTAGTGCCTCTAAAGGCTATTACATCAATAGTCTTACGCTTTGCTATATAAACTGTAGTAGAAGTGAGTTTTGATTCTATTTTTATAGCGTCTTTATTTTTATCCTTATAAGATTTCATGCTCCATGAGCAAGCCATATTAAGTAGAACAGGGTCTAATTTCATTATTCTGCTCCTGATCCAAACACTAAAAATGCAACACCAAATACCACAATCACCACCCCAATAACTGATAAAAATGTTTTCGCAAGCTGCTCAATCAATATTTCATCCTGCTTCTTTAATTCTTTTTTCATCTGAGCGTCCTTTTTTTTCTTATCTTCACGCTTCTTTTCTATCTTCGCTGCCTCACGTTTAATCTTTGCCCAGCGGTGTGTCTGCCCCTTGCGCGAATAATAAGCGCCAACCTTATCCATCATTTTTTCTATTCGTTCTTCCTGCTGGTCAATCGTGATGGCTTCCTCAAGCGCCGATCCTGTCATTAGATCATCAGTGCCAGCTTTTCGCGCCTTTGAAATATGGTCTTCAACTTTTTTCTTAGCCGTGAAGAATTTGCCGACTTCACCCGCCATATCCTCTACTTCTTTTCTTTTAGCAATTGCGCCCTGCACTACGACAAAGGCAGAATCAAGCGCTTTAATAGCTAAGATAGCCTCACCAATCATCGGTAGTACCTCGACCCTTCATCAATATTAAGAGGCTGGCAAAAAGCCGTAATGTCTTGTCCTTGCGGTTGTTGATTTATTCGCTCAGCAAAATAGAGGCAGCGATTAATATTTTCAAAGCATAGCGCCTCATCGCAATCACGCGATACCGTTTGCCCCCCTATGCTGACCATTAAAATAAAAACGATCATTCACGGCTTCGTAGGCCAATCGCCATCTTCTAAACTAGGCCAGTTAGAATGAGTTGGTAAATCCCTAAGTTGTTGCCTGTAGGTTTTCATGTTATCAGCCATTGTTAGGTCTGAATTTGCCATCCAATCAGTTTCAGACAACAATCTATTTCTTGTGCTTCTATTATCATCGGCTTTTTCTTCATCCGTTCTTGGGTCAGGAGGAGCAGAAAAACTACCATCTGAATATAACCAACCTATATTTCCCTCAGTGGCTTCAACAAGATTGTTAGCAAAGTCTAATGAATCTACAATAATTGTATTCGTGACAACACCATCCTCAATAACGTGTGCTTTCATTATTTTCTCCCTACCATGACCAAACTTTTACTGTTCCAGCACCACCAGCTCCAGAAGCGGTTGCATAAGTACCTGTGCCTCCTCCTCCTCCTCCTACTGCACCAGTACCGCCACTTTGTCCCGCACCGCCAGCACCTCCACATATAGAAGTACCACCAGCACCTCCGCTTCCAGTACCATAAGAGCCGCCGCCGCCGCCGCCGCCAATAACTCCATTGCCTCCAAGTGAACCTTGACCCATGCCACCGCCACCACCGCCATAACTAGACATACCTTCCCGTCTGGAAAAGTCAGCAGCAGCATCTCCATACGGCATACTTGTAGCGCCAGAACCAGAGCGACCGTTAGCTAAATATTCTGTACCACCTTGAGATGTACCAGTTGAAACTGCTCCTCCTTTGCCTCCCGCACACGTTACATGACTTCCAAAAGATGAATTGCCTCCATCATCACCATTCCCGCCACCCCATCCAGCTTTTCCAGCACCACCAGCCCCAATAGTTACGCTTTCTGTAGCACCTAGTTCAGAAGCTCTAAAGAAAGCCCTAGCTCCCTGACCGCCGCCACCACCTTGCGCCCTCTGTGAGCTTGTTCCGTGGGTTTGATGACCACCACCACCACCTGCAATGACTTCAACTAATACATAATTAACATCAGCCGCTTTAGTCCAAGTTCCAGAAGAAGTGAAAGATTGATAGTCTGTTGCACCGCCGCCCCCCGCATCAGCCCACGCTATGTCTGTTCCATCTGAGGTTAAAACTTGCTCGTTAGTGCCTTTTGTTAGGACTGTAGTCGCGCCACTAGAATTGCCATACAGAATAGAGCCTCGTGATAAAGCATCTAATTTGTTAATTTCTGCAGCGGTTGAGGTAACGCCATCTAAGATATTTAACTCAGCGGTAGTAGAGGTAACCCCATCCAATATATTCAATTCGGCTACGGATGACGTTATTGCCGAACCGCCAACTTGCAAAGTGGTTGCATTGACCTCACCACTTGCACCATAAATAGCTGCTTTACTATTTGTAATAGTTCCTGCGGCTACCCCATCTAATAAATTTATTGTTGCGGCACTATCCGCGATGTCTCTTGCTCTACTCATTAGGGTTTCTCCGCCCAATCATCATCTGTTAAATTATGAGGAAAATTGCTATGCGCTGTAATATCCCTTAACGCTTGCCTGTAAGTAGTCATGGCATCAGTCATGGTGACATCGGACAAAGCATAGAAGTCTGTTTCAGCAAGCAATGAATCACGCCTAGTCCTTATTGCCGCAGCAGCATCAGCATCTAACTTAGCTTGATACGCTGTTTCATGCTCTGCTTTTGTGGTTGTCACACCATCAACAGTTGTATCAGCAAACATATCCTGTTCAACCCAAGCCTGTACCCACTGGTCTTTGTCGTTTTGCTCAACACCATTTCTTACATAATTTTTATAAGCCTCACTACTTGTAGGTTGTGGGGTTTCAAAAACTACGTCTATGCCTAGGTCTTCACAAACTTGTTCAGTCCAAACTTTCGGAATAGAAGTATTAGAATTTAGCGCAACAACTTCACTTTTAGTTTTTACGCTTCCATCACTTTTAAGTCTGTATTCAGTCATTGTCTTTTCCTACGAAAAAGCTAAGTATAAATATTCGCCACCGCTGGCATTTAAAGCATCAGGGGCAGATGAAGTTATTGTAAATCCAGATGCGTGGGCGTCTATGTAATCAGTATTAGTTACTTGGGCTGCTTGAGTATTCATAAAAATGTAAGGGTCGTTCCCTGACACAATTCCTCTTGTGGAATCGTAAACATACCAATCACCAGTATTGTCAGTACGTTTTATCATTACGAATCTAGCAGCAGCCCCCAAATCTGTTACATTAATATCATTCCCTGTGCCAGTATATTTGTTAACAGCACTAATGCCCGATAGTGAAGCAAAAAGAAAATATGTTAAATCATCTCCGCTATAATTTATGTTTCCATGAACAGTCATAGCTGATGCTGTAGGTGAGCTTGAAAAAAATCCCATTTGTAGACCACTTCCGCCCGTGTCACTTTGCAGCTGAACAAAGGTGTCATTTCCCGAACCTGATATCGCGCTAGACCAAACGAACCACTTGTCTAAGTCCGTTCCAAAACCTGACGCCGTGAGAGTTTTTGAAATTACTAGTTCAGGAACAACAGTTAAGTTGTGAGGTACAGATACACCACCACCACCCGTGCCTGTCCGAGCAATCACATCAAATACTTTAGGAAAACGCCTAAAAGCCCATCCGTAAGCATTTGTATCATTCCATGAGCCATTGTAATAGCCTGTCTGATAGTCAAAAACAGCGGAGCTGTCACTTTGAGCGGCATCAGTTGTATTTGTTCGCAAAAATTGTTTTGCAGCCAACCGCGTTTGCAGATACAAATCAGCGGCCGAATGAACTTGCCGATTGAAAGCCATATCGACTAATTTTCCTGTCTTATATAAAGGCGCAGTAGTAGTAGGTTGTGCTATTGAAAAAACATCAGTACCCGCCTCTGGCTCTTTCATTGGGCCACGGCGTATTGCCATGTAGATAAAAGCTTCTGAAGTGCCTAAGTTGCTGACTGTGAATCCCGTGGCATTTATGTTAATAAAATCAGTTCCAGTTCCCTCTGCCCCATTTGAATTGGCTACTAAATACGCATCATCAGTCCCAATAGACATTCCACGCATGTTATCAAACATTAGCCAACTTCCTGTGCCACTAGCGCATTTGACAATAACCCACTGAGGCTCAAACCCCAAAGTGACAGTTCCATTACCGCTAGATGCAGTCCAAGTCCCACACTTTACAATAGCTTCATCGCCATCCTCACCGAAGATTTGATCGTCAGAACCCCCTTCAGCAAAAACATACATGACATAATCAGCCGTTGCATTTGTGTAATAAGTGCCTAATGTCACAGCGGTGCTTGAAGGCTCTGATGCAAGCCCTGACGTATCTCCCCAATCCGTAAAAGCTGACGTTGCATTTAGAACTCCGTAATTTCTCCACCAAGTAGTGCTGCCATTATTACATTGCGCTTGTGTTATATCTTTTTTCCAAACAAGCCAAGATTGCGCGGCACTTGTTTTTTTAATTATTATAAGTCCCGGCTCGCTTCCAAGACTATGACTTACCGCTTGTGTACCGCCGCCACCCGTTGTACTAAATGTTACACAATCAAAAAATCCTGTTTGTTTTCGGAATGTCCAAGAAACATGGTCCTCTGTGGTGTTCAAAGACCCCCATGCACCCCACGGCCCTGCAATAGAATATCCATCACTGTTGAACGAAGAAAATCCTGCGGTTGCTGACAAAGTATTATTCGCTTCATCGCTGCCACCAGACCGCAAATCCGATTTCGTTCCCCTCACTGTATCAATCAACGAGTGCGAATAACCAGTTGGTCGGTTTTTCGTCCAAACCAATCCACCTTCGCCAGAAAGGTCAATTCCGTTAGTGATGGTTTTTGTCGAATTATTACCAGTGTAAAGGTCTGTAGAAAAAACATCTTCCACATAAACCTTGTCACCACCAGCACTTCCCGCCGATTGTATTAAGGCGTTACGAATATTCGTCATGCTAGAGCCAATCCAGCAGTAAATCCGTACCAAATCGTACCACCATCACAGGTGATAAAAACTAATACGTCTGTTCCGCTTGTGGTTAATGTAGGTGCTGTAGCTGCTGGCCAATCTACTGATCCAGGCCATGTTTGAGTTGCACTACCTCCGTTTACAAGTTTAAGTACAAATCCACAAAGTTCATCTGAAGCTGTAGGGTTACTAAAAGTCCAAGTAGTCGCACCTGTAGTCGTAGCTGTCACTGAATTTCCAGCCGTAAGGTCTATTGTCTTAGCACCTGTAGCATTACCGATAGCGTTTGTTATTTCGCCATAGTCTTTAAGGTTTACCCTGCTTACTGTTTGGTCAGCACCCGCTAATTCAGCAGATAAGGTAAGCCCTGCTAATGTCGGGTTACTTGTCCCTGCTTTAGCATCTAATTGAGTTTGTATGTTGGAAGTTACGCCATCAGTGTAGTTAAGCTCTGCTGTTGTAGCCGTAACACCATCTAGCAAATTAAGCTCTGCTGCTGTGCTAGTCACGCCATCTAAAATATTTAATTCAGCAGCGGTAGAGGTAACACCTAAATTAGTTAAAGCTGTTGCAGCACTAGCTAAGTCACTAAGATTATTTGCCAGTTGTAAAAATCGAGCATTAGAGGCTGATTGCGTATAGGTATCTGCTACATTAAAAGTACCGTATGCCACAATATCAACAATGTCATTAACAGCAGCGCCAACAGCCAGAACAACCGACGTACCATTACTGGCAGTAAAGTCTGTGCCTGATAGAAGTTTTGACCCATTCAAATAGACATCAACGTATCCAACATCATAAGTAATTGAGAATGTTGTTTGACTAGCGGTAGCGGTATACGTTTGCCGACTAGAAGTGCCATTGACTGCGCTACCTGCATCCTGCCAACTGCTTCCGTTGTAAACCCTAAGAGTATTTGCAGTAGTATTGAAATATAACGCACCTGTCGCTAAAGCATCCCCGTCATTGTCTACCGAAGGATTTGAGCTTTTCTGCCCAAGATAAGTATCATCAAATTGATCCCACGAAGCCGCCGCAGAAGTCGCGCTTGAAGCCGAAGATGTGGCACTTGACGCACTAGCTGTAGCAGAAGTCGCACTAGCTGTCGCACTTGTCGCACTAGCGGTAGCTGATGTTGCTGCGGCAGTAGCAGAAGTGGCCGCAGATGTTGCGCTTCCAAGAATCGAATCGGTGTAAGCCTTTGTGCTTGCGTCTTGAGCAGCAGTCGGATCACCCATTCCAGTTATTTTGTTGGTGGACATGGCGATAGCGCCAGTCATTGTTCCACCAGCTTTCGGTAAGCCACCGCCAGCCTGTGTGTCTACATACGTTTTTGTTGCAGCATCCTGGGCAGCAGTTGGATCGCCAAGACCCGTAATCTTTGCCGTCCCCATAGCAATAGCGCCCGACATCGTACCCCCCGCGAGAGGTAGCTTAGTGGCTATACTATTGGTTACAGTGGTGTGAAATGCTGCATCATCATCCATTGCAGCAGCTAATTCGTTAAGAGTATCAAGCGCGGCTGGTGCGCCGCCAATTAAATCTGTTATAAGCCCATCAGCATAAGCCTTGGTGACCGCATCAGTAGCAGCCGTGGGCGTTCCAATGTCTGTCAGTCGTGCCGTATTAAAATCAACCGTACCCGTTAATGCGAGATTGTGCAGCGTTGTTGTGCCGCTTCCCGCCGTAACATTGCCCGTAAGGTCGCCTGTTACATTTCCCGTTAAATTTCCAGTTGCATTGCCCGTCAAATTTCCCGTGACATTTCCTGTTAGCCCACCTACAAATCCAGTAGACGCAGTAACAATAGAACCCGTAATAGCTGCCGCAGAAGAAGCGCCAATAATCACGCCATTGATTGCCCCGCCTGTTATTGCA